GATAGCAGTACCAAGTAAGGGTAGAGCAGGGCTTACCACAACAAATAAGATATTACCTAATTCTACTTTTTTTATTCCTGAAAGCGAATACCATCAGTATAAAGATTTAATAAAAAATATTGTTTGTGTGCCAAAAGAAGTGAGGGGTATTACAAATACTAGAAATTGGATATTAAAAAATACAGACGAAAAATGGGTGGTGATGTTAGATGATGATGCTAAGAATGTTGGATATAATTTTCTAGATAAAAGAAATACTAAAAAAATAGAAGTAAGGGATGAAGGCTTTTGGATGGAAGAATTTTTAAAGTTTTTTGATCTAAGCGAACAAATGGGGTATAAAATTTGGGGAACAAGAACTGAAAGTTCACCTAGAGGAACATATCCTTATAAACCTATTTTAACTAGAAGTTATGTTACTGCATCTTTGATGGGAATAATAAATGATGGGGAATATTACTTTGATGAAAATTTTCCTGTTAAAGAAGATTATGAAATTTGCTTAAGACATATAAAAGACAAAGGTGGAATTTTAGCTATAAGATATTTGCATTGGGAAAATGACCATTGGGGAAAAGATGGTGGATGTAAAGATTATAGAACTATTCAGATGGAAAAAAAAGCTATTAAAGATTTGATTAAATTATACCCATCTATGATTTCAAATGTTAAAAGGAAAGCGAATGAGTTTACAATAAAATTAAATCTATAATGAACGAAAGTAGACATATTAAAAAAGAATCACTATTAGCAGCACTAGAGCAAAGTTTAGGGGTTGTTACAGTTGCTTGTAAGAAAGCAGATATACCAAGAAGCACATATTACAAATGGCTAAAGGAAGATGAAATGTTTGCAATAGCAGTTCAGGAAATAGAAAATGTAGCTTTAGACTTTGCAGAAAGTCAATTACATAAACAGATAGCAGCAGATTCAACTGCAGCAACTATATTCTATTTAAAGACAAAAGGAAAGAAAAGGGGTTATGTAGAAAGACAAGAAATAACAGGAGCAGATGGAATGCCAACTAATTTTCAGATTGAAATAATTAAGAATAGTGAAGATAAAGACTAATGTAGTTTTTGAGCATCTATTAGAAACAGATAAAAAGATATCAATAGAGCAGGGTGGAACAAGGTCAGGCAAGACATACAATATCTTGCTTTATATTATATTTCATTATTCATTAAAGAATACAGGAAAGACAATAACAATATGTAGAAAAACATTCCCATCAGTAAGGGCATCTGTAATGAGGGATTTTTTAGATATATTAAAAATACATAATTGCTACTTTGAAGCTAACCATAATAAATCAAATCACGAATACAAGATTAATGGTAATCTAGTAGAATTTATTTCTTTAGACCAACCACAGAAAGTTAGAGGTAGAAAAAGAAACTTACTATTTATAAATGAAGCCAATGAGTTAGACTATGAGGATTGGCAACAATTAATATTTAGGACAGATGAAAAAATAATTCTTGACTTTAATCCATCAGATGAATACCATTGGATTTATGACAAGGTAATACCTAGACAAGATGCCGATTTTAACATTACTACTTATTTGGATAATAGTTTCCTTAGTGATAGCATTAAGGAGGAGATTGAAAGACTAAAATATACTGATGAACAATATTGGCAAATCTACGGACTTGGTATAAAGGGAATCAGTAAATCAACTATATTTAGTTATGTTGAGGTAAATAAAATTCCTGAAGATGCAGAATTTATTAGCTTTGGCGCAGATGCAGGATACACCAATGACCCGACAAGTTTAGTTTCTGTATTTAGAAAAGACTATGACCTTTACGTTAAAGAACATTTGTATCAAACTCAAATGACTACAATAGATATCCATAAGAAATGGAAAGAAGTGGGAATAGAAAGACAAACAATTTACTTTGATAGTGCCGAGCCTAGATTGATTGAGGAACTACGCAGAATGGGTTGGAATGTCAGACCAAGTTTAAAAGGTGCTGATAGTGTAAATGCAGGAATAGATTTATTGAAGCGTTTTAAAATACATATCTTAAAAGATAGCCATAATGCTATACAGGAATTTAGAAACTATAAATGGCAAGAAGATAGAAGTGGTAAAATGATTAATAAACCTATTGATAAAAATAACCACTTAATTGATGCTATCAGATATGCTACTTATTCAGTATTAAGTAAACCAAATTTTGGTAAATATACACTTCATTAAAAATAAATTAGAAAAAGTTATTAAAATATTTTGTTAATTAAATAAAAAGTTTTATATTTGTTTATAATTAATTAAAAACAGAACAAAATGAATTATTCAATAGATAAATCAACAATGAAAATTTTACAACAACATTATAATAATGGTGTTATTACTCAAAAACAATTTATTAAAGCAATTAAAGATTTATTAAAACATTAAAACAGAACAAAATGACTATTTCAAAATTAAAAACTTTAAAAAAAACAAAATTAAAAAAAGAATTAAAAAATATTGTTACTTGGAAATCTTATAAGGGTTGTACTTTACAAACTATTTTAAGTTCTATTGACGAATATTCAAATATTAGTTCACCAAAACATAATCTTTTTATTCAAAATTTAAACAAATAAATAATAACAGAACAGATGAAAAAATTACAAACATTAGTATTGATTATAGCGCCAAGTTATTTTATAGGAAGATTATTAATAGGTTTAATCTTTAATATTTAAGATATGGAATCAATAGAAAATTTAATTTGGGAGTTTGAAAACGGCAGTATTTCAGCCTATAAATTAATAGAGAAACTTAAAACGATTAATAATAATATTAAAAACAATTAAAGAACTAAATTAAAAATTTATTGCAAGTCCACGAAAAATTGTCGAACTTAGATAAATAATTAACAGAGTAACAAACAACAGAACAGATGAAAAAATTACAGACATTAGTATTGATTTTGGCACCAAGCTATTTCGTAGGTAGATTATTAATAGGTTTAATTTTTAATATTTAAATTATGGAATGGTACGATTGTTTAAATCCACACGAACAAAAAGAATATGAATGTTCAGAATGTGGTAAGCCACTAGAAACAGATGATGGTTATTGTTCAGGAACTTGTTTTGAAGCAAGTATGATATAAGATATTCTTTGTGCAGTAGTTACTTTTGTAGCTTTGTTGAGGTAGTCAGAAATGGCTACCTTTTTTTTATTACCTTTATTGAAATAAAAAACTAAATAAAATACGTTATAATAGTATGGCAATTAAAATTAAAATACCAAATTCATTAAGTGAAATTACTTTAAGACAATACAAAAGGTTTTTAAAGATACAACAAAGTGAAACAGAAGATAGGTTTCTAAATGCTAAGATGATTGAAATTTTCTGTAACATAGAACTTAAAGATGTTATCAGGTTAAAGCTAAAAGATACCAACGACATAATAAACGTTCTGAGTGAACTATTTAATCAAAAGCCTAGCTTAGTAAGTAAATTTAAATTAAAGGGAGTAGAGTATGGCTTTCACCCTGAATTAGATGACTTGCTATTGGGTGAGTATATTGACCTTGATAATTTTATAGGAGATTGGGATAATATGGAGAAAGCTATGAATGTTTTATACAGACCAATTATAGTAAGATTAAAAGACAAATATAATATTGAAGAATACCAAATAGAAAATTCTGTTAATTTATTGGATATGCCTATGGATGCAGTTTTATCATCAATTTTTTTTTTGTGGAATTTAGGTCTAGAATTGTCGCAAACTATGATGAATTATTTGGAGGAGGGGGAGACAGAAGCCTTGACTCAGTATCTCAATTCTCAAGAAAGTGGGGATGGTATCAATCAGTTTTTGGACTCGCTAACGGAGACATTACACGATTTGAAGATATCACTAAATTAGGAATGCATAAATGCTTTACAATGCTATCTTTTATGAAAGACAAAAACGAAATGGAAGCAAAACAAATTAAAAAGAAATTCAAATGATAGAATTTATAAAACACTTACTAGGGTTATGTGGTGAATCACATTTAAACATAATGCCAATAATTTTAATAGTGATGTTAGTGGGTGTTACATTTAAATTAAAAAAGATATAAATGAGCAATCAAGGTGTAAGAGGTTACTATCAATTAACAGAAACCATAAAAGAACAACTACTAGCAGATGTAAATGTAAATACAGTTACAACAGGAGATATTACTGATGTTAATTTAAGTAAGCAAGATATATTTCCATTAAGTCATATTATCGTAAACAACGTTACAGTAAATGAACAAACCCTAGATTTTAATATAAGTATTCTAGCCTGTGATATTGTAAACCAATCAAAGCTACAAACAACAGATATTTTTACAGATAATAACGATATACAAAATATTCTAAACAATCAACTAGCAGTCTTAAATAGGCTTATACAAAGGCTTAGAATGGGTCAGTTACATACAGATATGTACCAATTAAATGGAAGCCCAAGCCTAAGCCCTTTCTATGATAGGTTTGATAATCAACTAGCAGGATGGACTGCAACAATGGACATACAGATATACAATGATATTTACATTTGCTAATGAATGGTTATAAAAATTTAAATGATGCTCTAGAGCAGTATGCTAAGTATGTTATAAAACAAGCTAGAACAAACTTAACTAAAGACGTAAATAAGTACGGAGGAAATAAAGGTGGTGGTAACTTATACAATTCTTTAAGTTATGATATACTAGAAAACACAGAT